GTTCATGCCTACGTTTATGTCTGATATATAGTTTACAGCCATGTAAGTCTTTTCTTGTGGCTTTACTGTTATCCATAATGTTCGCATGGTCTTACGTTTGTATTCCGCTTCAAAGTCGTAAAAACCACCTTGCCACTCTGCATCCACAGTAGTTCCGTTATATGTTGTTTCTTTCTTGCTAAACTTATGTATTGATGTTTCTGTTCCTAGATATATCTCTCCTGCATACGTTGTTAGTGTCTTTACCTTGTCTGGTAGCTCTAAGAGAAAAAATGTACTATTTGCATAGTTGTATATAAGAATCTCATTATCTACAGCAAGCCAGTATTCTTTTTCCTCTTGGTAGTCCATTGTTACTGTTTTCGTTAGGTCATGGCTTTGTAGCCACTCGTTTACTCTACCTGATACTATGCTTGCGTTTCTTTCGTCCTTGCTTTGCGTGTTAGTCCATTGTATTACTCCAGAAGCATCTATAGTCGTTACATAGTTATCTAGTAATTGTCCTTGACCTTTTGCCACCATACCATGTGACGTGTTTAGTGGATATACAGGAAATGTTATTATAGCTGTGCCTGTTGTGTCTGTGATAGAGTCATACGTTGCATAATAGGCTTCAGTTTCCTTTGAGATTATCAACCTATCATATTGTCTTGATATATCCGTTACAGCCATATTTGAGCTTCCTACGTCTATAAAGTTCGTTCATGGAAAGTATGTTACATCTGGTACTCCATTTCCTAAGTCACTATAGTAGATCCTATTCTTAGCATCTGCATTACCATACAAGAACACTCTCGTATCGTTTGCTAAGCCATACTTCTGAGCATACTTATTCTTTGTGATGTTTTGTGCTTGTGATGTAGGTACATTGTTCTTTTTATACCTTATTACTACGTTGTCTGTTCCTGCTGCAGGTGCTGGGCTTATATGTACCACTCCTGTTGAGCCTGTGTATGTTACGCCTGTTGTCAATGCCGTTCCGTTTACCCATACGTTTTCTGAGTATAATGTGATGTCTGTTTCTGGTAGTTGATAATCTATTGATGTCCCATCACTAGAAAAACTTACCTTTCTAAAATCGCTTATCAAATTTATAGGCTCGTAGTCGTCGCCTACGCCTGCTGGTGTACATGATATCTTTATAGTTGGCTCATACGCACTTACGTCACCATAGGTTGTACCATCATAGCTCTTAAAATCTGTTCCGTTTATAAAGTATAGCTTCTTGTTAAACTCAAATATCGTTGTTACTGCATCCGTTATAGTCCCAAGCTGTGTTGGGGTTGTTCCGCCTTTGTATACCTTTCCGTCTGCTACGTATATATTCATGTCTGTTCCGTTAAGGTTTCCTACCCAGTTTGCTCGTATTGGTTTATTAGGCTTGTACAGCTCTTTGTATCCATACATCTTCTCTAGCTTGTAGTCTTTTGTGATCCTAAAGTTTTTCATGCTAGATGCTTCACCAAGCTTTAGCTGTGTTTCGCCTGTTTCGTTCATGTTAAGACCTAAGAAGTTGTTTATAGTCGTTATTGATGGCTTTCCATCAGTAATCATGTATGCCACTTTTAATCACCTGCCCTAAACAAACCATATATATTCTCTCTCGTAACTTGCTTACCTTTCATTTTGTCGCTTGAGCTTTCTGCTGCATCTGCTAAACCTTGATTGTAAAGCTGACTAAAATAAGACGACATCTGTGTATCCTCTTGTCCTAGTAGTCTTGCTGCAAGTCCATACGGTAATACTCCCATGCAAATATCGTCGTCTAGCTCTACGTTGTCCTCCATTGTCTCTAATCTGTCTAGAGTGTCTATATCAATTCCACGTGTTTTGAAATACATTACAATTTGTGTTTGTAGTATCGTTAGTATTCCAGGTGTTCTTGCTTGATAGTCCTTTGTGGATGGATAGTCAGCATCAGGTACTTGCTCTATTGTTGTGTTGTCTATCATTTCGTCCATTAGAGCCATTGTAATATCGTATATCTCATGACATGTCATTTTATTTTAACCACCTTTCATATATAAAAAGAGGGGAGTATCAAAACTCCCCTCTATCGTCCGCACAATTACGAACCCCATTTATAACTAAGCACTTACTGATGCTGTAGAAATTGAAGCAACAGCTTTTTTCTTTGATTTTAAGATAAATGCATCATACATGATACGTCCCTCTACTACTGTTCCGTTATATCCCATTGGGTTAACGTGTGTTACATAGTCTTTTAACTTAAATGGACATACCATACATTTTGGATGTATTAGTATTGCACTTGCTCCTGTTGGGAAGTATGTTGATGGAACTTTTACAATCTTAACTCCATCTAATTCTCCAACTTGACCTTTAATTAACATCTTTTGAGACATATCACCTTGTTTTACAAATGTGTCGTCTTGTTTTAGGTAGTTGTACATAGCAGGTGTTACAAATGCAACTCTTCCTGTTGTTGGTACTTGTGCCTCGTCTAGATATTTATTCATATCTAGGAATTTTGCGTATGCGTTTGTTGCATCTAGTCCGCTTCCTGATACCTTTTGAGATGTTTCAATAGTCATATTGTGCATCTTGTTTAATCTATATTTATCAATTTCAGGAGTTACTACTTCTCTAATCTCTCTTGCTAGAGAACGTCCCTCTTTCTTTTTGATATCTAATTGGCTTCTAGAATCGCCCTCGTCAATACCATAAGTAAATGCTCTATCCTTTTGTATTGTGTAGTCTGTTTTTGTATCTTCTAGGTCGCTTAGTACACCATATCTAGATGTTCCAGATTTTGTGTAGTCTCCTAATGCTACAGTTGGGATATCGTATACTGTTAATGTAGCAACTCCATCCCAGTTATAATCTTTATTAAATCCAATTCCCTCTGTGTAAGACTCTGAGTAAAATCTCTCGTCTACTTTTGGTGAATATTTTTGTGCTAAATTGCTTGGCATATTAAATCATCCTTTCTTATTCGGAGTCAAACCCCTCAAAGAACGCATCCTTGCTTTGTTGCTCTGTAGAGCTTCCATCTGTAGTTAAGCCTACAGGCGAAGTGACAACGTTTTGCTGAGCTTGCTCTAATTGTTTTATTTTTTCTTTTAATAATTTATTTTCATATTGGTTGTAAGCAGCATTTATTCCTATATTCTTTGATTGTTCAAACACTTCTTGAGGTATCTCGTCCACCTTTACGTCAGGATGTGTCTTGATAAAATCTAGATACTCTGCATCCTCTTTCTTTTGCTTCTCGTCCTCCTCAATACGTTTTTGAAGCTCTGCTTTTTGTTTTTCCATCTCTTCTCTTGCAAGTCTGGTTTGTACAATCTCTCTTGCAATAGATTCGTCGATACCGTTATTAACGTATCTTTGTATGTCAGCTTCTTGCTGTTCTTTTTTCTTTTGCTCTTCGTAGCTCTTTACACGTTCAATGTATTCCTCTGGCGTTATATTAAGGTTGCTAGCTTTTTCCTTAATGTAGTCCATGACTTTACTCTCACGTGTTGCGACTTTGTCATAGTTCAGACCTTTTTGGTAGTTGGTTACTAGATCGTTAAGGTCTTTTACTTCGACATTTTCGCCATTGAATTTGATAAGTCCTTTACCGTTTAGGTAGTCTAGGAATTTCTTATCATCTGTTTGAGATTCTTCCACTTTTGGTTGGTTTACTTCTTGTGGTTTTTCCTCTGCTTGAGGTTCGCTTACTTCAACTGGTGTGTCTTGCAAGTCCGTCTCGTCTAAAAGCAACATCTCGTCGTCGTCCATCTTTGTCTCCTATCTCCAGCTATGGTTGGCTGGTTGCTACTTTGGTGGGTAGCCATAAAATTTATATAAAAAGAACATCCTAGTATCTTAGGTTTCCCTTAGACTTTGGATGTTCTTGTTATATCTATTGTTGCATTAAGTTCATTAAGTAGTTTTCTTGCTCTGCAGGGTTCATGTTCATAATCTGTTGTTGCTGTTCCATTGGTAGTGTATCCATGAATTGTGCCATCTGCTCGTACATTGCGTTGTTATTTTGTGGTTGTCCTTGTGGTAGAGCTTGCATCTCTGCTTGTTCTTTCAATGCTGAGATTAGCTCTGCTTTCTTTGGTATTATCTCGTTTGGTATTCTCTCTAAGTATTGTAAGAAGTCTATTCTTTCTGCTTGTAGTAGGTTATCTAGTGTCTGTAACGTTGATATCTCACTCCAGTATGATGTTTCGCCTACGTCTATGCTTGTCTTTAAGTCCATGTTCTGTAGTGCTGAGAAGTCAAAGCTTACTAATTGTCTGTTTCCGTTTCCGTCGTCCATTACTACAGGTCGTACTCCATACTTGTTCGCCATCATGTCGATTAGTATTAGCACTTCTTGCTCTACTAGGTTGTACAAGTTATCCTTTATGTTTGCTAGTGGTACTGCTGTTGACTTTTGTACAGCAATAATAGCACTCG